CACATATTCACCATCCTTCTGCTGTTTGGTGTCGTGAAACTATTAGTAACTATGTTTGGCTAGACGATTTATTTGAAGCCTGTCTAGATGAATATACTTATAGATACGACAAGGTTCATAAGTGTGCAGAGCTAAAAGATCTACTGCATGAGCCGCCAGATAATATTGAGATAGGAGCATTCACTCCTCCAACTCTGGCAATGCCTGATGAGAACAAGGTTTCGGATTGTAACATTGAGTGTTACCGAGACTATTACCATACGAAACACTTTGCTAAATGGACTAACAGACCTATACCGGAGTGGTTTAATGGCTAGTAACTATACTCAAAAACAACTATTAGAAATGGCTCCAGTTATGAGGAACGAAGAATATGATAACTATATTATGAATAAGAAAGCATTTCAGAAATGGCATAAAGTACACACTAAGGAGCGCAACAATGCAGGAACATCTAGACTTAAAAGACTTTTTACTCTCTCCAAAGATGAGTGATAAGGTAACAACTTGGTATTACTATGAGGGTTGGAGGCTCTGTGATATCAGTGTGGGCAGGAAGTTTATTCATGTTAAGCCTGTTCATGGTGGCTATCCAAGGAAGAAGCTACGGGTTAATCAAGGCCGAGAGATACTGAAGACTATGTATTGGAAAGCTGCTAGTTCTGATGCTTACTACAGGGCTTTGGCTGATGGTAAGAAACGTAAGCCACGTAACTGGGAGAAGCTCTATGCCTAGAAAACTATATGAAACTAAACAATCTTTAGCTGCTGAGAAAAGTTTTGCTAAAGACTTAGAGAAATACTTTAGAGTTAATTTAAAGAAGCTACCTATGCAATATGGACTAGACTTTATAGCTTTAGATACTAGAAGTTATAAACCTAAGTTCTTCTTAGAACTCAAAGAGCGAAGGTGTAAACATACTACCTATCCTACTTATATAATATCTTTATCTAAATTCTTAAAAGCTAAAGAGATCTATAGGTCTTTAAGTTTGCATACATTCCTCTGTGTTAGATGGTCAGATACCAGTGGTTATATCTGCCTTGATGATATTGAGGATGATTCTATTGACATCACTATTGGAGGCCGTTATGATCGCAACGATTGGCAGGATGTAGAACCATTGCTAACTATTGATATTGGCAAGTTTACAATAATTGGAGACACTGAATGAATACAGATAATACAGATCTTATTACTGATATTAAAGAATACTTTAAAAATATCTGGAATGCAACGCTGAAAGGTAGTTTAAAAGCAAAGGCACTGATGGGTGGAGCAGTAATATTTGTTACTGGTTTCTACGCCTTGACACTCTTAATCGCCGGTGAGTTCTTAGAAATTATGGATTTACCTACGAGGACAGGTGTGTTACCATCAACTGTTGAGAACGTGATCATGGCCTTTTTGTTCTGGGCAGGTCACAAATATTTATACACTAAAGCTAAAGAGGAGCTATAAATGGCTATAGTAGAAGGTACTGCTTATTGGGCTAGTGTTAAACGTCCCAATACAACTTATGAACCAGTATACAGTGTCAATCTTGTTGTTGATGATGGCACTGCTGCGGATTTCAAACGCCGTGGATTTACTATCAAAGACATGCAAGAAGGCCCTGCCGTAATCATTAAACGTAAAGTGAATGGTGGGCCGAAGGGAACTAGAGAACCTCCTAAACTCTATGATCGGATGAAGAATGAGATTGATGTTGAAGTTGGTAACGGCTCCAAGGTCAAGGTTCAGTACCGTGAATGGGAGATGGATAGAGGTGGTAAGACTTATCAAGGTCTTGAGTTTCTAGCTATGCAGGTCATTGATCTGGTTCCATACTCCAGTGGTGGTGTCGGTGATGAGTTTGATGTAGAAGAGTCCCTTGAGGATGAGCTATGACAGTATTCAAAACTGACGATGGAGACTTTGATGTTTCCAAGATGTCACTACAAAACCAACATATCTTTGTGTTGGCTCAGAAACTGGTGACTGATATCAAATCTTTGTCAGATGATATTGAGTCCAAGAAAGCTGCGCTTGAGTGGTTCAAAGGGCAGCTTCAGACTGAGTGTAATGATGACACAAAGATTACATATGAAAGAGCTAGGGATGAAGATGGCAAGTTTATTGCTGACGATCCTGACACTCCTGAAAATGAAGCTTATGTTCGTAGTTAGTTGTGTGCTGTTGATTAGGGGAGTTTCGGCTCCCCATTTTTTTAAGGAGCAAAAATGGCATTCGTTAAAACACATATACCCTGCCCCGAATGTGGCGGCAGCGACCCCGCATCTCTAAATGATGATGGGTCACTATACTGTTTCAGTTGTGATAAATTAATTCCTAATCATGACAACAGTATCTCACCTACAGCCATAGAATTTAAAACTTATAAAAATAATTCTGTGAACACCTCTGATGGTTCTTTCAACGCCCTAACAGATAGAAGTATCTCTCTTGATACGGCCAAGAAGTATGGCGTTAAGTCTATCCTCAACTCCAGAGGTGATGTAGATACTCACATCTATCCGTACTATAACGTCAATGAGATTGGTGCATTCAAACTCAGAGATACAAACAAGACATTCTTTTGGCAGGGATCTTCTACTGGCACTGGTTTGTTTGGTCAGCAGTTGTTCCAAGAAGGGGGCAAGTACATCACTATCACTGAGGGTGAGTGTGATGCTATGGCAGCTTATGAACTTCTAGGATCAAAGTGGCCTGTTGTCTCACTAAAGAATGGTGCTGCCGGTGCGGTCAGAGATATCAAGTCATCTCTAGAGTTCTTGGAGAAGTTTGACAAGATAGTTATAAACTTTGACAGTGACACTCCGGGCAGAGAAGCGGCCAGAAAAGCTGCTAGGTTATTTACTCCCGGCAAAGCTTTGATCATGAGTCTGCCAGAAGAGTTCAAGGATGCTAATGATATGCTGCGTAGCGGTAATCATAGGGCATACACTACATCTTGGTGGGCTGCTAAAACTTACACTCCCTCCGGTATCATGAGTGCTAAAGATATTCTTTCTAAGTATCATGATCGCCCTGAAAAAGAATCTGTACCTTATCCTTGGCATGGCTTGAACGATAAACTCTACGGCCTGAGAACCGGAGAGCTTGTTACTGTGACAGGTGGCACTGGTCTAGGTAAGTCTAGCATCACCAGAGAGCTAGAACACTGGCTGATAAAGAACACTCAAGACAACGTAGGTATCATTGCTCTTGAGGAAGATTACTATAAGACTGCTGACTGTCTGGTATCCATTGAGGCTAACGCCAGACTATACATTGATCACATCAGAAAAGAGTATCCCAAAGAGGAGCTAGATACTATGCTAGACAATCTCTTTGGTAATGATCGTGTTTGGATTCATTCACACTTTGGATCTAACGACATTGATGAGATCTTTGCCAAGGTCAGATACATGATTGTTGGCTTGGATTGTAAGTGGGTAGTAGTAGATCACTTACATATGCTGCTGTCGGCTAGTGCTGAAGGCGATGAGAGAAGAACTATAGATACTATTATGCACAAGCTGCGATCTATTGTTGAAGAAACAAATGCGGGTTTGATTCTTGTATCTCACCTCAAGAGGATTGAAGGCAACAGAGGGCATGAGAATGGTGTTACTGTTAATCTCAGTCACCTCAGAGGTTCTCAGTCTATAGCTCAGTTATCTGATTGTGTTCTGGCTTTGGAGCGCAACCAACAGTCTGATGATCCTAACGAAGCTAATACAACTCATGTCAGAGTGTTGAAGTCTAGGTACACTGGTGACGTTGGAATGGCTACACATCTGATGTATGATAAAGAAACGGGCAGGCTGTCCGAGATAATTGATTACGAAGATGAGCTAGAAGATGCGGATGAAGCATTATGAAATCATTAGTTTTTGATATTGAAACAGATGGAGTAACAGATGTTAGTGTTATCTGGTGTATTTCTGCTGTAGATTTAGATAGCTCTGCTGTGTATGAGTTTGGCCCTGATCAAATAGATGAAGGAGTCAAGCTATTACAACAGGCTGACAAACTTATCGGACACAATATCATTAACTATGATATACCTTGGATATACAGAATGTGCGGCGTAGATCTATCAGATAAGAAGTTGGTAGATACTCTGATCATTTCCAGATTGTTCAATCCAGTTCGTGAAGGAGGCCATAGTCTCAAGCAATGGGGTGAATCGGTAGGCTTCTCTAAGAGTGGCTACGATGACTTTACAGCCTATAGCCCTGAGATGATGGCCAGATGTACCAGTGATGTTATTCTTAATAAGAAAGTTTATTTTGAATTACGCAAGGAAGCTGCGGGTTTCTCTAAGCAGTCTATAAATATAGAGAACAAAGTAGCTAACATCTTGAAGGAACAGGAAGAGCATGGGTTTCTGTTTGATCAGAGAGCCGCCTCCCTTTTACTGGCAGAGCTGACTGAAGAAGTAGAGTTGGTAACTGATGAAGTTAAGAAGCGGTTCAAGCCTAAGATAGAAAAGATCGAAATATTCAAACGTCAGACCAAGACGGGTAAGGTATCCAAGATGGGTGAAACCTTACAGGGCAAAGGCGTAAGGCTTACTGACGATGATTATAAAGAAATATGTCGTAAAGGATCTATCATTCGTGAGAAGAGAATAGAGTTTAATCTCGGCTCACGTAAACAGATCGGAGAATATCTACAGGAGTTTGGTTGGAAGCCAAAGAAGTTTACTCCTACTGGTCAGCCAATGGTTGATGAGAAGATATTATCCAATGTAAAAGGAATACCAGAAGCAGCATTGATAGGTAGATATCTGATGTTACAGAAGCGGATATCTCAGATAAATTCATGGTTCAAGGAGCTAGGCAAGGATGGCAGAGTGCATGGATTTGTTAACCACAATGGTACTGTTACTGGTAGAATGACTCACAGGAACCCCAACATGGCTCAAGTTCCTAACTGTTCCGCTCCTTACGGTAAGGAATGCAGAGCCTGTTGGGTAGTTCCTCCTAAACACAAGCTAGTAGGTATTGATGCTAGTGGTCTTGAGCTAAGGATGTTGGCTCATTACATGAACGATGAAGGCTTTATAGATGAAATTCTCAACGGAGACATACATACAGCTAACCAAAGACTTGCAGGACTTGAATCAAGAAATCAGGCAAAGACATTCATCTATGCACTCATATACGGAGCAGGAGATGAAAAGATTGGGACAGTGGTTGGAGGAAGCAAAAAAGATGGTAAACGACTTAGAGATACTTTCCTCAATAATCTCCCATCATTTAGAACTCTTATCGCTAAAGTATCAAGAGCTGCATCCAAAGGATTCCTCAAAGGATTAGATGGCAGGAAGATAAAAGTTAGATCACAACACAGCGCACTAAACGCTCTGTTACAGGGTGGCGGTGCTATCGTTATGAAGCAGGGACTGATGCTGTTTCATGAAAAGATACAGAAATATGGTGCTGTTGTTGTTGGTAATGTTCATGATGAATGGCAAGTAGAAGTACCAGAGCAGTATGCAGAAGAAGTAGGCAAGGCAGGTGTTGAGTCTATTATACAAGCAGGTGTAGATCTGGGACTCAACTGTCCTCTAGATGGTGAATATAAAATAGGAGCAAACTGGAGTGAAACACACTGATGATTTAAATAGTCAAATAGAGATGTTTCCTAAATCTTATGATATAGAAGGCAACGAATTAAAAGGAAGTCATCAAAAAATATATGACGCTATGAAAGATGGAAAGTGGATGACTTTAGAAACTCTGGCTAAGAAAGTAGGAATGACAGGTTCAGGAGCTTCTGCCTGCATGAGAAACTTACGAATGCCTAAATTTGGTAGCTACACAGTAGAGAGAAAGCATATCAAGGGAACACTTTATAAATACAGGTTAGTATTATGAAACATGATCCAAGTAGAGTAGGTGATCTAGCAGA